TGATAGAATTCCTTACATCTTTCCGCTAAGAATTCGATGTCTTGCTCGTTTCTTAATACTACCTGCTCTGTGTAGTTTAGTGGCTCTGGGTAACGTGGATCAAAAGATATAAACGTGCATTTCTTGGCTCCAGTAATCCACATATAACCTTGCATCTGCCACCAATAGTCCTGGATATATTCGTTTGTTGGTTCTGATATTGGATCAAAGGAGAAATCCGTTAAGTTCTTTAAATGGTTTGTCGGATTGTATGGACATTTTACCTCGATAATATGTTCATCGTTTACAATGCCATCTGGTCTTCCTTTGATATATGGAATGAGTGCGTGGTGTATACTTCTTTCAGGTGTAAGAACTGTCTCAAAGTTTTTACATTCAAATTTTTGTATGGCATATGGTTCGTATTCTACTCCGTGTTGAAGTGCCCATACTTTAAGTTGTTCCTTCTCTACTCCTAAACTTCCCATAATAATTTCATCAGCATATTCCAATGCAGTTTTGTTGAATGGATGCTGTTTACCTTTACCTATTATTTTGGCAAAGTTAGAAGGTGTGATGTACATTTGGTGTAGTTCCATTGGTTTTGATTTTTATACTGGTTGTAAATCGTCTCTGAATTTAAGTCCATACATAAGACCCATCATTGACATTTCAGTTTTACATTTGATTGCACTAAACTTTAACTTTTTACGGATTATTTTTTCTCCAAATTCTAACCACTCGTAATACTTCTCCTCTGTTATTGTGTATTGGTTATACCAGTCATCCTTGCGACCAGAAACATCTTCAAAGGTTAAGTCATATCCTGCCAGTTCAAACTGCTTGTTTATTAGTGTGACGACAACATCGTCTATTTTAGATTTTCTCATTGTGTTTCTTTAGTGAGCCTATTAATGCTATAAATTCCCAAATTTGATATTTTGTAGTGAATTCAATGACTGGATCTGTATTAAATAAAAATACCCTCCACCCTTCTTTTTCTGCTTCATCAGAATCATTAGAAATTAATGACAATCCGTTTGCAATATCTAAAGTGTAATAATAGAAATCGCCATCAATACTGACTTCCTTTTGGAATAATAAATAGAGTAAATTTGATTCTCTCATTTTTATAACTTTATGTAAAATTAAACAATATTATTAATATTCAAAACATTTTTAAACAAATTTTAAATTTAATAAGGCTAATTTAAAAGCATCTCTTTTATCCTGCTCTGTCTTTAGTCCTTTGTAATTAATCACCAGGTACTTTTCCTGGTCCATTATTGCTTGTGTTGTTTTGTGATCCCATTTAGTTCCTTTTGCCAATGGAGAGACTTCTTTTACTTTATAGTTTCCTGCAATTAGTGTATCCACTACGATTTGTGATACTGCCTGATTCATTCCGACATTGCGTGATTTTCTTGCCACTACTAACTTGGAGCCAGTAGTATCGAATGAGGCTTTTTGTAGATTTGAATTTTCTACACAAATAAATAATTCTTGTCTTGAATAAGCGTGATGTAAAAAATTAGCAAAGTTTAAAAAGTCTTTGAAGTCTTTCATTATTTCAAATCTCACTTCTTTTTTTGTGCATAATATTGTACAAACAGCAAATCCATTTTCCCTGAATGCAGGATCAATCCCTATAAGAATCATATAAGTATAGTTTATGTTTAATGATGTAATTGTGTACGTGCTTCCAGTACCCTCTCTTTGAGCCATATCCTTTCAGTTGGTTACAAGTTGTAACCGATTGGTACCGCAGTTGTGGATAATGGTAAGATAGGAAGAGAGAGTGATCCAGGTAAGAATGCCAAATAGTTTGGTAAGACCTCCATTTTATATTGTTTCTGTCTACAAAGTAAGTATTTGTAGTTTTCATTGGAGCACCTGGATAGTATTTGATAGCAAAATGATTGTTGGAATGTATAGATATGTTACTTTTCCCTCCTCCACTTTCGATTATTGCTTGTGCTAACTGTATTGAAGCAGGAATGCCAGTAATAGATTCCATTATTTTGGCTTTAAATATATTCTTTTCGATATAATTGTCACTTATAATAGACAAAAGTAACGTAAATAAGAGTAATTGCATATAATATTTATCATTTATAGGGCTAAGGATTCATCTAATCGTAGTAATTCAGACTGTTGTATCTCGTAAAAGTTCTGATTGAATATAAATTTTTTGTGTTTATCTTTTTTCAGCAGATGCAATGGGATAGATCCTTGAAATATTACCTTCCAAGCATCATTGTATTTCTCGATTGTTGACAAAATATAGATGTCTGATGGGTTTTTTAGACTATGTTCCCTAATCATTAAAGGCTTATCGTGTCCATATGGCCCTTTAATATCAATTCTTTTGCCGTCTAAGAGCATATCTCCCCTATCGGTATATACTGAGTTCACTCGTGTATTTTTAATGTCGCAAACGGCAAATTTAAACATAATCGATGTAGCCATTTCAACTATCACTCCCTGAATACTAATTTCTAAAGGATCTCTCTTTGCATAAATCTGTTCTTTGACATTATTGGCTCTGTTGGTTTCGTACCTTGCTGTTCCTATCCTGGTGCATTCCTCCAGTAGTTTACCTTTTACGATTATAAATTCACCTTTTTCTACTATGTACATAAGTTACAATTTAAATCTTTCGATAATCTTAGCCAATACCCTTACTACAATAGAATTACCTGCTTGTTTGTATGCTTGTGAGTCGCTTACTGGCCAAGTGAATGTATCAGGAAAGTCCATCAAACGGAAGCATTCTCGTGGTGTTAGTCTACGGATTTTGAATTGCTCTTGTACCACTTGTCTACACTTACCTTGTCTGACTCCAAATCCTTTATAATAACTTGCATCAATTCCAGTACAAATATCTTGGCTTAAAGATTGCTCAATTTCTTTTTGATATTTCTGTATTACTCCCTGATTACATCCTGTATCCAATGTCTGAGCCACTTGTTTCCCAACCCTTCCCCTCCTTGTTTCTGAATTTGGGACTGCAAGGTTTATGCTGTCTCCCTCTGTTGCCTCCTCGTATCCTTTGGATGTGGCTGATTTGATTTGAATATATGGGTCTTCTGCACCATTCTTTCCATATCTTGCCACCATGCAAGCACCAATATCATTCTCATCTAAAGGATACTTATTTGAACTACCTCTTTTTTTACGATGACCATCAATCCATTTCATTAATTTATCACTCAAAAAATACTTGTCATCAACTATATCCTCCAGTACATCTTTTAACCTTGTTTTAAGTTGTTCCTCTATTGGCCACGCAAAACTATTATCCTTGTCATCTCTTATTCCTACTAAAAATACTCTTTCTCTATTTTGAGGCACTCCGTGATGTTTAGCATTTAATACCTTCCAGTACAAATGGTATGGAACAGCATCTTCATAAGGAAACATTACAGCATTACCATTTACTGATTTACCTCCAAGTAAATTGACCCATTCGGAAAATGTATTGCCATTGTCATCTGACAATAATCCTTTGACATTTTCAAATATGAAAAAACGTGGCTTGTTTACTTGTATAAATTCAAGGCTATTAAAAAATAATATACCTCTCTTATCGTTTTTACCTAATCTCTTTCCTGCTAAAGAAAATGCCTGGCAAGGAGGACTTGTCATATAGATATCAAGTGACTCATTTGGAATCTCTCGGTCATAGACATTGGTTGGGTAGTACCTTGGTTCTCCATAGTTGTGAATGAATGTTTGTCTTGCATATTTATCCATATCACAAGCAAATAATTCTTTATAATCTATCCCTAATCTTTTTAGTGCCTGATTAAATGCACCGACTCCTGAGAAGTCACTTCCTATTTTAATTTGATTTTTCATATTTTTTAGTTTACAAATCCAGTGATATAATACCACACAAATAATTTCGCATAATTAGATTCTGTCTTCCGTTGGTGATCAGGAGACTCAATACCGCTAAGGATATTCTTTGTTTGCTTTCTGGCAGATTCTGCTGCATAGGCATTAAAAGAATTTCTACCGGAGGATATGTTACGAAGAGCATCTTTTTTGGCTTTCTCATACATTTGCTTTTTGACTTCTCTCGGAAAGTCTATCTTACCAAATTCCTTTAGTATCTTCCCAAAGTACATTGGTATTTCCTGGTACTCGGAGTAGACTGCTTCTCCATTCTCTTCCAGTTTCTGTTTGGCATCATTCATTACAGCCATTGCGTGTATTCGTGCTCTCAAGTTTAGTCTGTCTATCTCTTCATAAGTTTTAGACCTGGTGTTGTCAACTTTGTTAAGTTTTTCCATTAACAAAATGTTTCTGTACTTGG